CTGATGCCTACTTTTGCCAAATTGTAGACACAAGTTTTGTGACCTCCAATGAGAAAAGGACCGTGGTTAAGCCTAGTCCTTGTAAAAACTCATCTTTGGTTGTTGTTGTTCCGTTTCCTGGTAATCCGTGAATCCAGCTAAGCTGGGTTCATACTTCTGGGCCAAAGTCAGTATTTCCTTGTTTCTTTCGTTTCGTTCCATCCGGGTCGCTCCCTTCAACCTAAGTCTCTGGTAAGCGTTGGCCCGAATAAAACAGGGGGTCGGCAATACATAGCTACCGAGCATTTGTCTCCTCGTGTTGTTGGGGTGATGAACTAGCAAAATCCTTCGATCTTCCTTGGGATAATCAATTTCTATCATATTCCATAGATATTGCCAGTCCAACCCTTTCTCTTTCAGTCTCTTCGCTGCTTCTGGAAGCAGTATGTCATCATGGTCGTGAAACAAATGCGGGTAGTGTTTGCAAAGCCAACTTTTTCCTTCGCCTGACGGGATGGCGATAGCATATCTATCATCCGTCCTATCCATTTTATCCTCTGCTCCCAGCAGACCCGTCTTAGATAAAATGGTGTATGGGATCTTCTGCAAAACCTTCATCGTCGTCTTCATTAGATGGTTGTTGCCCGTTTGTGAGATGGTCTCGAACATAGTCTGTGCGTTGGCTAGGTTCGGGGCCATGCCACAAACGAACAAGAACCACCAATGAAAGTCATCATACGTCATCACTCTGAAAGTCTTACCAACTGTTTTCAACGCAGTTACAATCTTTTCGCGTAGGGCAACAAAGTAGTCCTGGCCACGAAAGTAAGCAAACCTCAGCGCGTCATTTACATTGTCGGCGAGCAGGACATCCTGATCTGGTGCAATTCTCGTCCAATTGAGAAGCTCGAGAATGGTATTATCACACATCTGCGGCACGATTATTCCCTTAATCTTGTCATGTTCCTTGAAGCCTTGTTTCAAAAACGTAGCTTCCAACAAGGGAATATACTTCGTCACGCCATCTTTCTTCGCATTTGTGTAAATAATTCCATATCTAGCAAGCCATTCTGCAACTGTCACTTGATTGAACCATTCCAGGGTGTCCGGCTCGACGGCAAGGTAATTGTCATCGCCATAGTTTATCATACGCACTTTTCT